TTCTCTTTCTTCAATGCCGCTTTGATCATTCTTGCATCTTGTGCAGCATCTTCATGACCTTCACCAGATTCTTCTTCCTCCAGGAAATCCTCATCTTCATATTCTGTTTCTTCGGGAACATGACATGGTGTAGCACCGTCATTCTTATCCATTGTTTGGCGACCAGGCTTACCTTCTGGTTGATAAACTGAACCTTGTTGAGCCGGTTGCATCTTCAGTTTTTTCATTGGCTCAGAGCCAACGGGTGGTGTGGCACCGGGTGCAGTTGCTGTAGGTGCACCTTTAGTGGGCTGAGGACCTGCACCAGTTGTTTGTGTAACTTCAACACCAATGTCCACAGAATTACCTTGCATAGTAGCAGCAAGTTTCTTACCTTGACCAAATTTCTCACCACTACCCATTCTTGAAGTTGTTTGTCCAAGAATTTCTTTAGCGGCTTCTGACAGATTAAATGTTCTCATTTGAAAAGCTCCTTGTTTCTATATTGTATATTTATATTTAAAGTTTTTTCATGAATTGTTCAAAGATGTGTAGGCTTACTTTTTCAATATCTTTACGTGATGCTTTAACAATTTGTTGTTTTGCTTCACGTAAATGTACTTCAGTCCACACACCATCAACTATCATCCATTCTTTACCTTCCATGATACCCTGTACAAAAGCACCAGGTGCGGAAGGGTCTGCTACAATATCCGCCGCTGTGGCTAGATAAAAATCGTTCTGAACAATATTAACACCGTTAACATTCTTCAACGAACCCATGCCTCTAGAAGATACACCTAATTGAGCACCACCTTCAATAAGTTTCTTGGCAATCTCACCCATTGGTGTGTCTAGAACTCTTGCCTTACCAATCCATTGTGTGCCATCTTCTTTCAAACTCTTGATGAGAATTGCAACACGGTCTAAATTGATAGATGGTGATTCAGGATGTCCCAATTCACCAAATGCTCTATTTTTATTGATGTATTCTTCATTGTAACGGTCTACTTCTTTTCGTAGAGTATTGAACTCATAAAGGCGGCCGTTACGATTCTTTTTTTCAGCGACAAGAAATGGACCTTCAATGTGAAGAACTTTCTTACCGTCAACCTCTTCGGTGATATAGTTGACGGTTTCATTAATTTCTTTGATTAGTTTCATTTTATTATGGTTTTAGTGAATAATCGCCGTAATTGAATGCTGCAGGATCTCTAAACACACCAATATCATAATAAGTGCTATTTTTGTGTAGTTCTAAAATCAAAGTGTATGCAGCATTTGCTGTTGTACCAAATGTTTGTACTAGAATATTACCTGTGGGATTTATCGCATTATTTGTAATCGAAGGAATATTACCCATTGGATTCGTATCACCATTACCAACACCTACTGCAAATATGGTCCTATCATTTGCTGCAGTACTACCTTCCCATTTAAGTTGTACGTGGCCAACTTCAGCATCGACCATGTAGTTCATTCGAATAACAGTCAGGGCATTCGCACCGAAGCCTGCTGGTAGGGTATTGCCAGCTTGCCATAGTCGTCCATTTGCATCCAGTGTGCCACTAAGAGTTCTGGCATCCAACATTAATGTTTTCGCCTCATCTCCACCGGCCGCATCGAAAACTCCGACACGTTTAATAACTACTCGTTTATTTGTATCTACGAGTATTTGTGTACTATTTGATGTTGCCATTGTTTATTTCTCTTTGGTAGGTTCAACTTTAGGTGGAATTCTTGAGTAAACGGTACCGGTTGAAACCTTTTTGGATGTGAACCCGGCCTTTTCGCCTGGCTTGGTTGGAACTTGACTCTTGTAGTCTTTATCAAAGGGGCTGCCGGCTTCATACATCGACCCAACTGATTCTTTTACTGGGTCACTAATGTGTTTGGCATTCGTTTTTGCGTATGCATCGAAATGATGTTTCTCGATTGTAGGATCCATATGATCTGGCCATTCAAGTTTTCCCTTGGTGTCCATTCTTTCAATATGTTCGTCTGGAACATGTACCGTCTTTACTTTTTTACCATTGTCCATCACATGTAATCTTGATTTTCCTGGTGGATTGTGGTATGCATCACCATCAAAAGTACGACCATAAGGTGCTCCAGGACCTGGCTTGTGTGAATCTCTTCCTTGATCCATAAGTTTTTTAGCATGTTGATAATATAATTCTTCATCAAGTTCTTCAACTTCTTCTTTGGATAATCTACCTAATGCGCGGTTGACGCCGGCATCACGGTTCTTATCTTTACGAGTTTCATCTTTACCTACAACCTTTCTAAGTTGTTTTGCGTTTATATTTTTATCCGCTCCAGCCTTATAAAGCCCAGAAATATAACCTGCTTTGGCCATCCGAACTCCTTGGTCTTTATATGCTTTACCTGTATAAGACGCCAATGTAGATTTAGACAATTCGTCCAGTTCTTCAACATCCTCATCATACTCAACTTCTTCTTCTTGTTGAGTAACCAGAGTCTGTGCAATCTCAGCACGTTTAGCATCGATATGTGCCGTGACCTTATCATGAATGGCCGAATATAACGCATCGCGGAATTCTGAACCATTCTGGTCGTGTGCAAAGTCGATAAGTTTTCTTGTATCAGACATGTTTTTTCTCCAAATAGTCTATTGATTATTATATTTATAAAATTCTTTTTATCTTGCTGAAGATTGGCTCTTCTTCTTCTTTTTGTGGTGCGGCATCAGGTGCAGGAGCATCAGCGGCAGCCATGTTCATCATCTGTTGTTGTGCAATACTTGTTGTCACGCTAACTGGAACTCCAAGACCTTCTTCCTTTTCTTTATCAATTTCTTTTTGCATTTCTGCAATTTCATCATCAGTTAAACGCAACACATTTCTTTGAATCCAAACTTGTGAGAAGTATCTGCCAGTATAGTTATCAACTTGATCCAACAGACCTAATCTGTCTTTCATTACTTCTGCTTCTTTAAGCTCGGTGATGTTATTGTCTTTGATGAAATCATAGTGAATATATTCTTTAAATTCTGCCCACTCTTCGGCGGTGCAAATGCCTTTAAGCACACATTGAACGCGCATTGCTTGGTCAAACAAATCAGAAAACTTATTACGCATTCTGTCAACAAACTTAGAGAACTTTAATTCATCTCTAGTAATTTCCGATGCACGACCAAATGAGAAACCGGAACTGTTTGGATCAATACGCGAAACAGGAACATTCAATGCTTTATAAAGTTTCTTTTCGAAATATTTAACGTCCTCAAGTTCACCAAGATTCTGTCCGCCTGGCAATGTAGTAATCTCTGTGCCCTTACCACCTTCTCTACGTGGGAGCCAGAAGTCTTCCATCATGGACATAAACTTACGATCATCACGTACTTCACCGGTGTTTGCATCATACACAAGTTTATTTTTGTACTTGACCATGATGTCACGGAGATACTGTTCAGCCTTTAACTTAGGCAGATTACCAACGTCAATGTAAAAAATTCTGCGCTCAGGTGCTCTAGAAATACGATAGATAACAGTAGCATCTTCAATCATACGCAATTGATTCAGCGGTTTGATTGCTTTGTGTAGATATGAAAGAACTACAGCACGGCGAGAATCCATCAAACCAGAAACTACAGAAATAATAGAGTCTGTAGTAATGCGAACACCAACTGGACCAAAACTAGAAGAAGAACTAGAAATAACTTTGTCATTATAGATGTAATACTCGTTTACAAGGTCCATAACCTCCACACCAGTACGTTCATCTTTTTGTTTCTTCACTTCACGAACCTTACGCAATTTTCTAGGGTCAATATAACGAAGTTCTTTGACACCAGCCATTGGATTTTCGCGGTCAATAATAATGTGATAGTACATTCTACCATCGATATAATATCTACGGAAAATATCTTGTGCCATATTCTTATAATTCAAAAGGCGTAAGACATTTTGAAATTCTGTTTTGATTGCTTTTTTAATCTTTTCTGGCTGTTGCAGATCATCTAAAACAATTTTGATAATCTTACCATCATCATCTTGGCATATAGCCTCATTAACGATATCATCAATAGCGGATTCGATTTCTGGCTGCATAGCCATTTCACGGTAACGAGAGATCAGTTCTACGTCATTCTTAGCTGTACCATCCAAGTCAACATACGTACCGTAGTAAGCAGCCGATGTAATAGTTAAAGCACCGTCATCATTAGATGGTGGTGTAAAAGATTGTTGCACAGAATTGTCGTCTTCGGACTTTTCCCGTGCAATCGTAAAACCAAATAGAGAAAATTTATTTGCTGCCATTGTTACCTTTTCATTTCAAAAAAACATTCCCGATCAGTAAATTTTTGCACAATATCTAAGAATAAATGTTTAAAATTTACCAATCGGGAAATAATATCAAGTTGTACTTTCGATGGCTTCCCACCATTGATAAGCAAATGTTACACCATACTCTTCAATAGAATCATTGTCTTGCCAGCTCAGATCGATTGGTGCAATATCTGTTGGAAACAAACCAACAAACTTGTACGTCTTCAATGCATCACCAGTTTTACCATATTGTGTCACAGTAGCATCAACAGTATAACCTGCTGGAGATTTTGCTCCACTGTTACGTAGATTGCCCGCATGACTATTTATTGCGTTCATCCACGACTCTAAAGAATTTCGAATTAAGAAATCTTCATCGTTGATAATGATCGGTGTCCAATCAGCAAATGATCTATTACCTGCAAATTTAAGTTCACGACCAAAATAGAAAACAGGAACAGATGCAACTGTGGAGCCAGGCAGTTGAGCGCCTTTTACCATGAATGTTGCTTTCTGTCCTGCTGCAACGCCATTTGTTGCAATTGTTGGGAAAGTTAAAGATACAGAGAATAGATTGGGACGAGCACCGTCTCCAAT